CGTCTCTGCCGTTTTCCCCTCCCCTTCCCTCCGCACTAAGTGCGGTCGACGATCCGCTGTTCGAATTCGTCGAATTTATCGATGAGGGATGTCCTGCCAGCGTCGTAGGCGGCGCGGATAAGCGCGCTTTCTCGATCGTCTCGGGCACGGCTGCAGCCGACCACGACAGCGGAGAGGCCAGCGAAGATCGTTGCGCCGACGTGGAAGATCATGAGGCTGAGGGGCCAGTGAGTAACCGTTGCGGCTACAACGTGCGGGACGAGGGTGAACGCGAGCACCCTGCTCATCCATGCAAGTCTGCGCACTCCCCTCCCTTGTGATTCCTGAACCGTCTCTTGACTGCACACAGCGGCTCCCAGTGGGCCGATCGGGGTAACGGACGCTGATCATCCTGGAATAATCTGCAAGGCCACGCATGCCAAATCGTGCATATCATCCGGGCGGACTAGAACATATCGGCGACCCTCATCCGGATGGCCTACTGCAAAGGTACCTATAGGATGAGTTTCATTGCGTTACTGGCCGTCCGCAGTTAGGGTCTCGCGCTCGGCAATACGAGCGTTGCGTCGTATGACGACTGCGTGGAATAACCAGTCCTCAGCCACTGCGGCATCGAACGCGAGCTCGAGCTTGACGTAGTGCCTCAAGACCGCTCCGCCGTCCATGGCGATGATCTGGCCATCGGTGAGCATCGGAACCCAGGCGCTGTCGTCGGGCTCGTCGCCTTCCGCGGTCATCCGTCCGAGCAACGAATCATCGCCAGTGGCGAGGTAGCGCTGGATAATCTCTTCTGGCCACTTCAGGCCGCGCTCGATGTCCGCGTACACGCTGGCACCAGTGGTGTCCCAGCCAGCCTCGGCGCGAGCAACGCTGGTCGCAGAGATGCCGATCGCGTCGGCGAACGCCTTCGCGTTCTTGTACCGCGCCGCCCGACGCGCGCGCTGGATCCTCTTGCCGACCTTCACGCGCCGCTCATCCACGCGCACACGATATCGCACTGTTTTACACGGAAGTACATGCCGACCTGGGGGTCTCTTCGGGAACCTCAGTCCGCTCATGTCATCAAAGTACACGGAAGTACACGGATTGACCATTCCGTGACCTAGATCCATTGTGGATCCATGTACATCTATGTAAATTCGTGTACATGCCCCCAGTCGACACGGCCCGCCTCAAGGCCCGGCGCGACGAGCTCGACCTCTCGATGGCCGATCTCGCCGAGCGCCTGGGCATCTCACCGGGCCACCTCAACAACGTCCTCTGCGGCTCGACGCACCCCTCTGGCCGACTGATCCACCGGTTTTCCCGCGCGCTCAAACTGCCCGTCGAGGAGATCGAAGCCGGGACACGCACGCCGAGAGGTGACCCGTCCGAGCCGCCCCAGCAGCCCCCGAACACCCCGAAATCGCCGCCGAAGCGGCAGGACACCGAGCACCCCACCGGCCCCAAGCGCGTGACCAACAAGGCCGTCGCGTGACCACCCTCGTCGCCTTGCCGAGTGAGACGCGAGAGGAGGCGATCCGGCGCATCGTCGCCGCCGCTCCCCCGCTGACCGCCGAACAGCGAGACCGGATCCGCCGGATCCTCGCCCCGGCCTGCCAGCCGCGGCTGACGACGTCGCGTAAGGCCGCCTGATCAGCCGGCGGGGCAGGGCTCCCCCTCGACTCCCCCGCCTCGCCGGTGTCCACCCCCAGAGGAAAAGCCTGCCCCGCGCCATGCCGGGCGCGGAACAGGCAGGCCCCCGGAACCCCGGGAGCAACGACCAGAGGAAAGGCCCCTCGTGATCACGACACATCTTACGGCTGAGCATCTGGCGCAGCTGGACGCCCTGCTCGCCGACACCACCCCGGGTGGTGGCGTCTACCGGCCGCCGGTCGCCCGCGACATCAACCTGCTCAGCGTCCTCGCCGACCGCGGCCTGGTTCTCTACACCAGCGACTGCGGCTACGAGATCACCGACGACGGCCGCGCCATCGTGATGGACCGCGCCGTCGACGCCGCCAACACCCACGTGTTCGTGCTGTACGCCACCGATGACGAGCTGCACGCCGCGATCGGCGCGCTGAAGGTCGCGGCCGACACCGCCGACGACGTGGTGCGCGACCGCGCCCTGACGGACATCGAAGCCTGCCAGGACGAGCTCGACCGCCGCGACGCTGACGGCCAGTCAGAAAGCACCGGCCGCCACCGCGCGGTCCCGCCTGACGACCGGCCCACCGAAACGATCGCCCGCGTCGAGCTGCCGACCGAGCAGCTGCCGTTCGTCGGCACGCTCCCGGCCATCCCGGTGACCAAGATCCTGGACGACCGCGAAGGCGCGGAGCGTCTCCTCGCGGCCATCCAGGACACGCCGAGCCCGGACGACGTCGCCGAGTACCTCGCCGAGCCGCACACCGCAGACGAATGGGCCGCACTGGCGGCCGACCTCGGCGACGAGCCCGGCTGGTGGAACCGCAGCATCGTCCCGGGCGGCGTGCTCATCGTCAGCGTGTTCGCGGCCGTCGTCATCACCTGGTTCGCGGCCTGGCTGGTGATGGGCTGATGTCCGCCACCTCCATGCTGCTCACCCTCCCCGGCGACGTCGTCCGGCACGCCCTGTGGTCCATGGTCATGGTCACCCCTGCCGCGGTCGCTGTCCCGGGCGTGGCCGTCCCCGGCGCCACGCTGGACGACTACCGCGAGGCCGTCGAGTTCGCCGCGCACGAAGGCGAACCGCAGCCCTGCAGCTGGTGCCCGAAGAAAAAGCACCAGGCGCGCTGGCGCGGCTATCCCGTGCTCGACCCCGGGCCGTGCCCGCCCGGCGGGGTTCTCGAGGACCTCGTCGAGGCGTGCGCCTGCTGCTTCTGGGGCCCGTCCGCCGACCCGCTCTACCAGCGCCTCCAGCGCGAGGCCCACGGCGACCGGGACCCCCAAGTCGAGCACCTCGGCCGCGACGGCCGCTGGACGAAATTCGAAACGAGGTTCTGACGATGGGGATCGTCCGCAAGATCAAGGACACGGCCCGCTGGGTCGAGAATGTCGCCGAGGAGGAGGCCCCGCGGCCGAAGCCCGCCGACGCCAAGCCCGCGCCGCCCAAGAAGAAGCCGGACGACGCGAAGCTCATGCGCGGCCTGGGCGAGCGGATCGGCTTCGCCGGCATCGTCGCCTTCACCGTCGGCGCGGCGCTGCTCGGCGCGGCCGGCTGCCGCCTCGGCGACAGCACGCCGTCCGCCCGGCCGACGTGCGACGAGCCCGCGTCCTGGTGCGACGCCGCGGGGACGGTGCAGCGATGACCACCACCGAGACGCCGTTGCACGTCCGCCAGGCCGAGGGACTGCGCGCGCTGGCCGACATGATCGAGCAGAACCCGGACCTCGACGCGAACTACCTCGGTTCGCACCTTTACATCTGGCACGCCAAGACCAGCGACAAGCTGGCGGCCATCACGCGGGCCGCGCTCCGCGCCGGGGCAACGGTCGAGAAGGACATCACCGGCGGCCAGTACAACGTCGTGGCCAGCTTCGGCCCGATCCGCGCGATGGCCCTCGCCGAGCGCGTCAACGTCTGCGAGCGCGTCGTCACCGGCACCGAGACCGTCACCCGCACGATCCCCGACCCGACCGCGCCGCTGGTCGAGGTCACCGAAACCGTCGAGCACGTCGAGTGGGTCTGCCGCCCGCTGCTCGCCGACCAGTCCGGAAAGGACACCCCGAAGTGACCGACATCCTGCTGCGCCTCGCCGCCGTCGGCCTGCTCCGCAATCGCGCCAACGCCGCCTACAACGCCCTGCGCGCCGAGGCCGAAAAGGACATGAAGCGCGCCGACCGCCTCAGCGTGTGGGACCCCGACGAGAAGATCTACCTCGGCGCGGTGTCGAAGACCAACCCGGAGAAGACCGCCGGCGTCGGCGACGTCGAAGCGTTCCTCAGCTGGGTCAAGGCCACCTACCCCGACGACGTCGACTGGGACATGGACATCGTCGGCCCGGACGACGAGGTGAAGGCCGTGCTCTACCAGCACGCCAAGCACCTCGTGAAGCTCAAGGAGATCGTCAAGCCCGCGTTCCGCGCCAAGGTCCTGGAGGCGTCGAACGCCGCCAAGGAGCCCGCCGGGCCGAAGGGCGAGCTGGACGTTCCCGGCATCATCATGTCCGCGGCCGCGTCGTCGAACGTGCAGTTCCGCCCGACCGCCGAAGCCTCCGCCACGCTCACCGAGCTGATCCGCTCCGGCGCGGTGAAGGTCCCCGACCTGCTCGACGTCCCGGACGCACCGGACGGCGGCGAGTGAAGCCGGGCGTCAGCGAGAAGCTGCGCGAGCCGTTCCCCCCGGAGGCGATCAGCCTCCGCCCGGTCGTGATCTGCCCGGCGTGCAAGGGCACCGACGTGGTGTGCGAGCAGCACCACCCCGCGGTGCTGTGCGAGACCTGCGGCGAGACCGCCCCCGAGGGCCACGAGCACCACGAGTACATCGGGCACGTCTGGATCCGGGAGCGCCTCACTGAGGCCGACGAAGACTGGAAGTTCGAGCCGGTCGCGAGGGACGACCGCGGCCTGCCGCTGCTCGACAAGCACGGCGGCCTCTGGATCCAGCTCACCGTCGGCGGCGAGACGAAGCTCGGCTACGGCGACGCCCCGGACACCTACGGCGGCAACGCCGTCAAGGCCGCCATGAGCAACGCTCTCCGCAACGCTGCCCTGAACTTCGGGGTAGCAACGCAGACGCTGAAGCACAAGACGCCCGGCACGGTGTCCGCGCCGACCTCGGTCGCCGAGGACCCGCGCCGCGCGAACGAGCTGCGCAACGAACTCACGCGGCACTTCCACCGCAAGGGCAAGAACTTCGGCCAGCTCGTCGGCGCGTTCCGGAAGTGGTGCCACGGCGAGCACGAGTTGCGCGACGCACCCGCGCATGTCCTGTTGACCTACAAGGAACACCTGGGGATCACATGAAGCGCGGCGGCCCGCTGAAGCGGACGACACAGCTCCGGCGCGGCGGGCCGCTGCGGCAGCGCCGCAAGGCCCGGCCGGACGCCCGCCGGCCGGAGTTCACCGAGAAGTACGGCAAGGACGTCGTGCACGCCCGCTCCGGCGGCGTGTGCGAGCGCTGCGGGCACGCCCGCGCCGAGGAGTGGCACCACCGCCTCAACCGCGGCCAGGGCGGCACCTGGGACCCGGCCAACGGCCTGCACCTGTGCAAGCCCTGCCACCGGGACGTCGGCGCGTCCGACCAGACCCTGTTCGACAACGGCTGGCGGATCCGCCGCAAGGACCCCCGCCCCGCCAGCGACGTCCCCGTCCTGCACTGGCGGCTCGGAATGGTCCGCCTCGACAGCGACGGCAACTACCACTTCCACCCCGAACCTGCCGAGACCTTCGACACCGCCCAGGAGGCATCGTGACGACCACAGTGGACGACCTCGTCCCGAAAACCTTCTACATCCCCGGCCTGTCGTTCCGCGGGCAGATCGCGGACGGCACCATGTCGATCATCGCGCACGATGCGAACGGCGCCGTCCAGCTCGCGTGGTCGTGCGGCGACGACGACCCGGCCCCGGCCGCCGGCCTGGTGACCGTGCACTCGCCGCTGCCCCGCGTCGCGCCGGGCGTCGCCTTCGTGGGGAACTGCGTGGTGCTCGGCGGCAAGTGCTACGCGGCCGCGTCGAAAGCCGGGTACACCAACGAGTTCCGCCCGGTGCTGGCCACCGGCGACATGCGGCTGGTGTGCGTGCTGCTCGCCCAGTGGCACGACGAGGTCTTCGCCGCCGGGCAGGTCTGGCCATGACGGCCACGATCGCGGCCGCCGACGTCGACGTCACCGTCAAGCGGGCCGACGGACGATGGGCCAGCCGCAACGGTGACGAGCCCGCCTCCCCGGACTACCTGAAGCACATGGCGGACGCCGTCCGGCCGCTGCTCGGCCAGCCGCCGGCCGGGCCGGTCGACGACGTCCAGGTGAAACAGCTGCTCGCCGACAAGGAGCGCCTCGACGACCTCGTCGACGAGCTGCGTAAGCAGGCCGACACCCGCGGCGCCACCATCGACCGGCAGGCCCGCCAGATCCAAGACCTGCGACGGGACCTGGACGCGGCCGACGCAGAAGCCCGCCGGCGCGTGGACGCCGCGGCGTCCACGATGGAGGAGCCGCTGCGGGTCGCGGAGAAGGAAGCCAACCGGCTCCGCGAGGCGCTGGTGCTGCGCACCCAGGAACTCGACGACGCCCGCGCCCAGCTCCGCAACCGGCCCGCCGCAGACCCGACCCGGGAAAAGCTCGTCGCGGCCGCCGCCGAAGTCACCACGCGCGAGAAGCTCGCCGCGGCCGGCGCCGACGTTGAGCGCCTCACCGCCGAGGTCGCGCGCCTGACCGAGCGGCTCGCCGCCCGGGAGATCCCCGAGCACAGCTGCCTGTACCCGATCGCCGAGCCGGCCGCCGAGCCCGGCCCGTGCGAGGTGTGCCAGCGCCCGTACCCGCGCAGCGCCGACGCCTACGAGCTCGAAGACGACGTCCCGCCGACCGTCGAGCCGTGGGCCGCGCTGTTCGGCCAGATCCGCGCCGAGGCCGAGAAGGCGGGGTGGAAGGCGTGACCGACCTCAAGGTGCTGCACCAGCACGGGCTGAGCCACCACCAGACCGGCCCGCTCTCGACGGCCGGCTACGCCACCGTCGAGGCGGTCGCTGAGCTCGTCGACGCCCACCGGGCGACCGCGGCCGCGTCGGCGCTCTCCCAGATTCCCGGCTTCGGCGGCCGCCGGGTCGCACTCGTCATCGACGCCATCGACAGCTGGCGCACGCTGTGAAGGGCCAGGACACCATGGCTGCTCCCATCGCCATCCGCGCAGTCACCGCGCCGGCCGCGTCGCCCGGCGCCGCCTACGTCGTCGACGCCTCCATCGTCGACGTCGTCCACGCGAACCTGACCCAGGCCGGGCTGACCGTGCACCCCGTCAAGGTCGGCGACGAGCAGCTACCGCGGTTCAACGTCCTGCCCGCCCTCACCCGGATCAGCCACCTCGAGGAGGCCCGCCGGGCGAAGCTCAGCGACCGCGAGTTCGAGACGCTGATGCTCATCGCCGAAGGGCTGTCGAACCCGGAGATCGCCGCGCGGCAGAACGTCAAGCTGGACACCTCGAAGACCTTCGTCCGCAACCTCTTCCGGAAGCTGGGCGTGCGGGACCGCGCGCAGGCCGTCGCCGTCGGGTACCAGCGCCGCATCCTCGGCGGAGACACGTGATGCGGCCACTTCGGACTATCGCTTACTGGATCCGCTGGCTCCTCCGGCCGCGGTCCGTCCGCTGGACGCTACGCGACGACCGGGAATACGCCTGCGCCGAAGAGGAAGACGCCTGATGCGCGAGACGTGCACGGACTGCCGGAAGCCGCTCACCGACCCCGTGAGCCAGCAGCGCGGCCGCGGCCCGACGTGCGAGGCCAAGCACATCGGCGAGAAGCGTGTCGTCCGCGTCGCCAACACCCGCCGGCAGCTGCGCCGCCGTCTCCCCGAAGACGAGCCCCTGCCGGGGCTTCCCGTTACACCACAACCGAAGGAGCACGCGTGAGCGTCACCCTCAGCGGCAGCATGCCGAAGGACGACCGGAACGGAATCGGCGCGATCTCCTCCGCGCTGGTCGACAACCCGGGCGCGATGCAGGTGATCGTCGCCATCGTCCGCGGCAAGACCATCACTATCGACGTCGACTCCGGCGACGAGGTGCCCACCGCCCGGATCATGGCCATCGAGGCGTTCGAGGGCAAGTCCGCGATCGGCAAGCAGCTGCGGGAGATCCTCCGCCAGCAGTACTCCCAGCGGACCGGCCACAACGAGTTGCCGTTCGACAAGAAACCCGAGCCCGCGGACGACGACGACTGACCGCGCCCAGTCCGTCCGCACCATCGCCGCTCCCGGCCCGTCCTTTTTTGGGTTGGGAGCGGCCCCACATCCACGCACAACGAGAACGGAGCAGCAGCTTGACCCAGGACAAGCCCGAACAGACGCCTCGGTGGCACCGAGACGTCTGGTTCGACGCGATCTGGGGCAGCCAGGCGCTCAAGCCGAACGAGCGCGTCGTGGCGTACGCGTTCGCCAGGTACGCGGGCAAGCTGAAAGTAACTTGGTGCCCGTGGGATGAATTGCGCCGCCGCACGGGGATCAAGTCCCGTGATGGCATTTCCCGAGCGATTAACGGCCTGATCGAATCCGGGTGGCTGCAGGAGATCGAAAAGGCTCGCCAGCACCGTTCCGCGCGGTACGAGTTGACCATTCCCGCCAGCCAGGTGTCCGGGAAACGGATCCCTCAGCAGTCCGGGAAAAAGACCTCTGAGAGGCCCAGTAGTCCGGGAGACGGACATCCCAGTAGTCCGGCAGACGAAACCAGCAGTCCGTCTCCCGGAACCAGAAGTCCGTTTGGCGGACCCGAGGTTAGTACCTTAGGTAAAGACCATAGAGATCAGACCGGGGGCCACGCTGCCCCCCGGACCCCCTTGCGAGAGGACGACCCTTCGGGCCGTCCTACCGATCAACGTGACTCAATTTCAGAACGTGGTACTGATCAAAATGATTTGGGAACGCAACCCACTACACGCGCGGGCCCGGAAAACGTGATCGATTTCGCCAGCCGCCGCAGAAACCACCCGCCCGGAAAGGAAACCGCATGATCGACATGGCAAACGCCATCGCCACCTGCTTCGCCGGAGAGGATCCGGGAAGTGAAATCATCGACGTCACCCCGGGGATCGCGGTCGAGTGGCTCGAAGCCAACGCGATCAACCGCAACCTCAAGCGTTCCAAGCTCGCCTCGTATCGGCGCTCGATCGAGGCCGGCCGCTGGAACATCACCGGCGAAAGCATCAAGTTCTCGAAGAGCGGTCGTCTCCTGGACGGCCAGCACCGCCTGACCGCCGTCGCTCAATCCGGCATGACGATCAAGACGTACGTCGTGTGGGGCCTCGAAGACGAGGCGCAGGTCGCGATGGACTCCGGCGTCCCCCGCTCGGCGGCCGACGTCCTCGCCATCGACGGCCTGAAGAACCGGAGCCGGGTCACCGCCGTCGCGCGGCTCGCCCTGGCGGAACACCTCGGTCTTCCCTTCGACGGCATCGCGTTCAGCAACCTCGAAGTCGTCGACTTCATCCAGAAGACCCCGGATCTCAGCGACGCCGTGGAGCTGCTCGGCCAGCGGGGCCGCCAGACGCCCGTCGTCACTCGCGTGGCCGACCTGTGCTTCTGGAAGTTCTACCGGCTCGACCCGGACGCGGCCCTCCAGTTCTTCACCTCCTTCGCCAGCGGCGCCAACCTCGAAGCCGACAACCCGATCCTGGTCCTGCGCCGCCGCCTGACCGGCGAGTACGGCCAGGCTCGGCGGATCCGCATCAACGAGCAGATCTCGCTGGTCATCCGCGCGTGGAACTACTGGCGCAAGGGCGAGCCGATCAACCGGCTCCAGTCCAGCACCTGGAAGGGCTTCATCGAGATCCCCGACCCGATCTGATGACCCGCGACCGCTTCGGCGAGCCGGTCGAGCCGGACGACGTCCCCGAGCAACCTCACCGCTGCGACAAGGGCTTCCTCGACCGGGACGCTGACCCGCCCCTCCAGCGGTGCCCGGTCTGCAAACCCCACCTGGCCCCGGAGATCCGCGAAGCCCAGCTCCACGGCCCCTACATCGAGCACCAACCACCACGAGAGGAAAACCCATGACCGACGACGAGATCCTGGAGAAGCTCCGGGAGTACTTCCAGACCAAGGTCAACAACCTGTCCGGCGACGAGATGGCCGAGGGCCCGTTCGACGACGGCACCGAATACGGCGACGCCTGGGAGGCGGCCGCCGGGGTGATCGACCGGCGCGGCGGACTCCGCATCCGGTTCGAGTTCGGCGACAGTGACCCGACGCTGGCGGCCGCCGCTGAGCGCGAGGCGCGCGCGGAGACCGAAGCCCGGCCGCACGACGACAGCGAGAAGCCCGACGGCGTTGTGTACGTCGTCGAGGGCGAGGAGCACGGCGCGCTCTACGCCGCCGCGAGCGGCGCCATGGCTCGCGACTGGATCGCGACGTACGGGCCCGACTCGTACCCGGGCGTGGACCTGTCCGTGACCGCGCTGGCGGTGGACCGTGGCTGACGACGCTGCCGGCGCCGTGCGCCGCACCCCACGCCCGGTCGAGGACAGCTGCCGCGCCTACGAGGTCGACGGCGAGATCGTCCGCGTGGCTGGCGGGAAGCCGCTCGATGAGGCCGGCCAGGCCGCGCTCGGCGAGATCGTCCGCGCCGCGTCCGCGAAGGTGGCCGCCGAGCACCCGAACCTCGGGGTGGTCCAGGAGCTGATCATGGCCGGGCTCGCCGCCAACCGCGCCATCCACGACGGCGAGGTCCGCGGCGGCTGCACCGTCCAGGACGGCGCGAAGGTCAAAGCCCGGCTCAAAGCCGCGATCAGCGCCGCCCGCGAGGCTCTCGACGCTCAGGCGCAGGTGCGCGAAATCGTCCGCGCGAAGAACGACGACGTCGTCGAGAAGGTCGACGCGGCCCTCGGCCACCGCTACCACAGGCCGGGCGTCCACTTCTCGATCCCGCGCATCGCGGAGAAGGCCGCGGCCGACCTCGAACTCGCGCTCTGGCTGCACGCCGAGCTGCAGCACAAGCTCACCCGGCCGTGCGGCGAATGCCACCCGTGCACGAACTGGGCCGACGAGACCTGGCGCCGCGCCGGCCGGAAGCCGCCCGCCGTGGTCACCTGGGAGGACAAGCTCGCCGAGACCCGAGGCCTGTACGCGCGCCTCGACGACGCGATCAAGCTGATCGAGGAGATGTCCGACCACATCCGCCAGGATCCGGCGCTGGCCATCGGCGTCGAGACCCGCCTGGCCGCGCTGCAGGGCGACCAGCCCACCGAGCGGAAGCCGTGCAAGTACGTCGTCTCCGCTTGGGCCGGTCAGCCGGGCTCCGAGTGCATCGCCTTCGCCGAACCGGGCGCCGACTACTGCAAGCCGCACGGTGACGCCCTTCAGCGCCTCGCTCTCCAGCAGGTCGCCGAGCCCACCGGGGAGGCCGACCGTGGCTGACACCCCGCTGTCCCTGCGCTGCACCAGGTCCGGCACCGCCTACGTCGATGGGCCGCTCGTCGCCGACGACTGGGACAACACCGCGCTCCTCGGCGGCGGCCGCGGCGTGCTCGTCATCGGCACCGACGACGCCGGCCGGGCGCAGGCGCACGCCGACGAGGCCGTCCGGCACTTCTTCGGCCCCAGCACGGTCGCCCGCCCGCGCCCGGGTCCGACGCGGTGGCGGCTGTTCTGCACCAGCGAAGACCCCGACGAGCTGGAGTGGCGCCCCGCCGAGGACGCCGCCGAGCCCGCCGTGCTCTTCACCGCCGAGGAGGCCGACCGTGACTGACCCCGAAGAGCCCGGCTACGAGCTGGTCATGCCGTTCGTCACCGTCGCCAGCAAGGGCGGCCCCCACGAGGACCAGGCCTACACCGCCGGCTGGTCGATGGGCGCTCTCGACGCGCTGCTGGAGCACCAGCGCCCGCCGGTCGTCGAGGACACGATCCGCGACGACTGCATGCCCCAGGCCGACCGGATCGCGATGCGGCACGGCTACAGCGCGGTGTTCGAGCCGACCGACGTCGGCGGCTGGGAGTTCATGCAGCTCACCCGCGTCACGGAGGTGAAGCCCGGTGGCTGACCGCGCACGCGAGCTGCTCGACGCCTACGCCGCGCGAGACGGCGGTCAGTCTGGCGGCGCCACCATCGGCGAACTTGCCCCGGAGGCGATCGCCGCGCTCAGCGCCGTCCTGGCCTACGCCGACGACCTGGACAAGGTCGACCTGTACGCCGCGCCCGCCCACTACCTCCGCACCACCATCCGCACCGCTCTGGAGGCACCGTGACCACCCCATCGCGTCCGACGCTCGACGAGACGTTGGCCCGCATCGAGGCTGTGCTCGTCGAGCCGGAGCCCGCACCGCCCGCCGCGCGCCTCACCGTCGCCCGCTGCGACCGCATCGACCAGCTGCTGGCGGCGGACACCGCCACACCACCGCCCGACCTCGGCCTCGTCGCCCGTGCGATCGGCTGGTTCCGCCGATGACCGCCGAGGAGCTGCGCCAGCTGGCCGACCGGCTGGAGACCATCGGCCGAGAGCGCGCCGAGCTGGGCGTCGGGCCGTGCGAGGACCACAACGGCATGGACTGCCACGCGGCGGCAGCGTTCACCGCCTGGTCCCGCGCGGCCAGGGTCGTCCGCGAGTACGCCGACAAGCTGCCCGCCTACACCGAGCCGCGCCAGTGGGGCGTCAAGCTGCACGACGGGTCGATCCTCCCGCTGATCCACGGCGACACCGAGACTCGGGCACGGGCGATCCAGGCCAGCTCGCTGCGCGGTGCCGCGGTGCTCGTCCGTGAGGTCGGCCCGTGGACGGAGGTCCAGCCGTGACCGAGGACAACCGCGACGAAATCGAAGACGCCTGCCTGCACTGCTCGCCGACGCACACGCGGCCCGAGTCCCGGCCGTGGGGCGTGTACGTCGCGCCGGAGCGGGACGGCGACGACCAGCCCACCCACCTCGTCGTGATGCCGACCAACGGGGCGCACGTCGCGCAGTCCGATGCGGACTGGCTCTGGCAGATCATCCGCGACTACCGACCGCCCGGCGCGCCGCCGCTTCCCGATGAGCCGGAACCGGCCGCCGTACTCCGAACCAACCGATGGGGGCGTGGAGCGTGACCGAGGACAACCGCATGCCCAACTTCTGGTGGTGCCCGACGCACCACCTGTACCGCGGCGGCGAGCAGCGCCCGTGCGCCGACGCCGTGCGGCTCGTGCCCGCCCCGCCCGCGCCCCGGGTGTTCTTCCCGGGAGACACCGTGCCCGCCGGGGTGGCGCTGGCGAACGGCCTCGGCCAGGTCCTCGCAGCTTCCCCGTTCCCATACATGATCTCCGGCGGCCCCGGCGCGGCCTACGTCGAGGTGCTGCTGTCGACCAATCCCGCGTGGCAGGCCACTGTCGACCGGGCCCGCGCCGAGCGCGCCGAGGGGCAGCACACGGAAGGAACCAACCATGCCGCGGTTCGTGATGGCTCGTCAACCGCATGGTCGAGCGAGGAATCCCGATCGGCGCCCGCATCGTGATCAAGCTGGAGGACCGATGACGACCACCACGATGTCCGTCCCGGCGACCGGTCCGCGCGACCGGTCGCGTCCGGCTCTCGCGCGTTCTACGGCCGCGGCGAAGTGCTGCCTCTGTACCGTCCGGCCGGTCTACTCCGGGCGGGCGTGCGACGACTGCTTGAACGAGCTGGCGCAGTCGCTGCGCCAGCTCGGCGCGTACTGGGCGCTGCTGCCGCTGATGACCGGGCCGACGCGCGGGCAGGCTGGCCGGATGTCCCCCGGGTACGGCTCGCGGCCGGTCGCGCGGCTCGACGTCCTGGCGGCGCTGGACCCAAAGACGCTGCCCACCGAGGAAGACGACGTCTGGTCCATCCCCGGCACGGTCGACCGGGTCGCCGACTGGATCGCCCTCATCCGCGGCGAGCCGACCGGCCAGGGCCTCTGGTACGTCCACAAGCAGCTGCGCTGGGTGGCGGGGCAGCCGGAGTTTGAGACGGTCGCCGAGGCGCTGCACGAGATCCATCGGCGCGCGCAGCACCTCGCCGGCGACCGGCCTCAGCGACCGCTCGGCAAGTGCCTGGTGGTGACGTGCGAGGCGCCGGTGTTCTGGGGCGGGCCCGGCAAGGCGGCGGCCTGCTCGCGGTGCGGCCGCTCGTACGATGGCCTCGACCTCGTCCGGCTCGGCGCTCAGGAGGCAGCAGCGTGACCCATCCCCGCCTGGCCTGCCCGTACTGCGCAGCGGAGGTCAGTTGCCCCGAGCAGAGCACCGACGTGTGCGTGGCGTTTCACCTGCTCGACGACGGCGCGCCCTGTCCGGGGGCGGGCCAGCAAGCTGTCGTCCAGGCCGGGCCCACCAACGCCGAGCGCGGCGCGGCCGCGGCGAGCCTGCTCCGCGCGCAGACGCTCGGCTTCGACATCGAGGACCCGACGGTCGTCGCCACCGTGGTCGAAGCCCACAAACGGAGCACCGAGCAGCTCAAGCTCCAGCGGGCCGCGGAGATCGATGCCGCGAAGGAAGCGCACGCCACCGGTGCACCTGCGCCGGCGGAGTCCGTCGTGTACTACATGCGCGTCGGCAACCGCGTGAAGATCGGCTACTCCACGAACCTCGCCAGCCGTATCGCCTCGGTCATGCCCGAAGAGGTCCTGGCTGTCGAGCCCGGCGGCCGGATGCTCGAAGGCGTCCGGCACCGCCAGTTCGCGGACCTGCGCGTCACCCGCGAGTGGTTCCGCCACGAGGGTGCGCTGGTCGCGCACATCGAGAAGCTGCAGGCCAACCCGTGCGTAGCGTGATCGTCCACGAGCCGGGCCGCACGCTGATCGACCGCCACTCCCTCGCGCTGCTCACCGGCCGCTCGGTGAACACCATCCGCGCCCGCTGCGAGGTCGTCGACCACCGGGACGGCCGCGCGCTCTACGACATGGAGCGCGCGGCCGCGGTGCTCGCCGCCATCCCGACACGCCGCAAGCGACCACCGGTCGCGACAGCGGTCGCGTGAGCGCTATATCATCCGATCTTGGGCGGAGCTTTGCCCGCCAACCCCCTCGAACTACCCCTTGGCTGACGTGGACGAGCCGCGCGGCCGGGCAGCACCTCGGGTTCCACGTGCCCGATGCCCGGCCACCACCGGAAACTCCAGGGCGCGGGCTGGAGACCCTGATCCCCGCGAAGTCGAGCGAGCGACGTCCCGCTCGGCGCCTGAACGGCCCTCGGACTGGCAAGTACATCCCCTCGTCCGGGGGCCGTTCTCGTACCCGGGGCTGCTCGGCAGAGCCAGCAGAGCCCTCGGCCCAGGCTCGCGCACGAGCGGGACGCGGAGGGCACCCCGACTACCTGCGGAAAGTCTCCTTCGCTCACCGGCGGGCAAGCCGCCAATAACGATCTTGAGTGGAGGTGACCCGATGGCGAAGCCTGACCCGATCAGCGACGAGGACAAGCGCCGCGTCCGGGACCTCCACGCCGCCGGCGAGTCCCGCAACGCCATCGCCAAGGCCATCGGCCGCTCAGGCGCCACCGTCTCGAAGATCGCCGACGAGCTGGGCCTGTCCTTCGACCGGTCCGCAGTCAAGGCCGCCACCGAGGCCAAGGTCGCCGACGCCCGCGCGCGCCGGGCCGCGCTGATGCTCGACCTGCTCGACGATGCCGCGCGGCTCCGGAAGCAGCTGTGGGCGGAGACGACGTACATCGACCACGGCGGCCGCGACTTCACGAAGGCCGAGTGGAAGCAGCCCGAGCCGAACGCGGCCGACAAGCTCAAGCTCGTGCAGGCCTGCACCACCGCGGCCAACGCGAGCATGAAGCTCGAGGAGCACGACACCGGCTCCGGCGGCGTCGACGGCGCGAAGTCCATGCTCGGGTCCCTGGTGGCTGGGCTGAAGGCCGCGTACGACCAGCTCCCGCCGGACGATGCCGGCGATTGACCTCTCGCGGGTCACGACGGTCCTGTCGCCGAAGCAGATCCGTTCGATCGTCGAGGCCCTGAAGACCGAGCAGATCGGGCTGTGGTCCGGCGCTGTCCGGTCGGGTAAGACCATCGCGTCGCTGCTGACGTTCCTGATCGCGGTGTCGGTCGCGCCGGACACCGGGCTGATCGTGATGGTCGGCAAGACCCGCGAGACCATCGAGCGGAACCTCATCGAGCCACTGCAGTCCGTGGCGCTGTTCGGCGTGCTGGCCAAGCAGGTGCACCACACTCGCGGCGCCACCACGGCGACGATCCTCGGCCGGACGATCCACCTGATCGGCGCCAACGACGTCCGCGCCGAGGACCGCATCCGCGGCATGACCATCGCCCTCGCGTACGTCGACGAGGCGACGCTGCTTCCCCGCGGGTTCTGGATGATGCTGCTCTCCCGGCTCTCCGTCGTCGGCGCGAAGCTGTTCGCCACCACCAACCCGGACGGGCCGGCGCACTGGCTGCGGAAGGACTTCATCCTCCGCAAGGCCGAGGTGGGGCTGCAGGACTGGCACTTCACCCTCGACGACAACCCGTCCCTGGACCCGGCGTACGTCGAGCGGCTCAAGCGGCAGTACGTCGGCCTGTGGTTCCGCCGGTTCGTCCTCGGCGAGTGGTGCCTGGCCGAGGGCGCGGTGTACGACATGTGGGACCCGGACCGGCACGTCGTCAAGGAGCTGCCGGTCATCGACCGCTGGCTCAGCGCGGGCATCGACTACGGCACCACCAACCCGTTCGCCGCGCTGATCCTCGGCCTCGGCCACCCCGAGCATGACGGCGCACGGCGCCTGTACCTCACCCACGAGTGGCGCTGGGACTCCAAGCACCAGCGCCGCGCACTCACCGACGTCGAGTACAGCGAGAAGTTCCGGGGCTGGCTCGGTGAGCTCCCGCATCCGCACTTCGAGGCGGCGAAGGGCATCTGGCCGGAATGGACGGTCGTCGACCCGTCGGCGGCGTCGTTCGTGCAGCAGCTGCACCGCGACGGCCTCACCCCCACGCTCGCGCGGAACGAGGTCCTCGACGGCATCCGCACCCTCTCGTCGCTGCTCGCGCGGGACCTGCTGCGCGTGCACGAGTCCTGCGAGGGGTTCATCAACGAGATCCCCGGCTACAGCTGGGACCCCGACAAAGCCGAGAAGGGCGAAGACGCCCCGATCAAGGCCGACGACCACTCGCTCGACGGTGGCCGGTACGGCATCCACACCACCGAGGCGCTCTGGCGCCCACACGTCCAGGAAGGACAAGCAGCAGCATGAGCGACGAGAAGATCGACACCGGCAGCCAGAACGTCACCGGCTACACCAAGCAGAGCCCGGAGGCGCTCAGCCTGGTCAACCGGGTGAAGGACTTCGAGAACCGCACGGCGGAGTTCCTGCGCTGGTACCTCGGCGAGGGCGTGCCGATCGACCCGCGCCAGCTGGCCTCGGCCCGCACGCACTTCGAGTACGCCTTCTACCACCTGAACCGCGCGGTGTTCCAGCCCGCCGACCCGATCGGCGACGCGGTCAAGGCCGGCCCGCGCTGATGTCCACCCAGGACGTCCACCCCGACGCCACCGTGCGCGGGCGCACCTGGTCCTGGCGCGAGCCCGAGCGCGGCGAGCACTTCCGGCGCTGCTCGTGGTGCGGCAGCATCCACCCCGAGGACCTGGCCGCAGAGCCGAGCTGGCTGCCGGAGTGGGCGGACCAGAAGTACGGGTGGCCGCACAAGTTCTACGTCGACGTGACGAACCAGGACCCCGAGCGGCTCTACGTCATCGGCTCCAGCTGGGGGCCGAGCGTGCCGACCGGCTACACCGTGGAGTGGATCGCCTGGGACGCGCTGACTCCCGATCAGCTCGAGGTGGCGCGCCGCGACGGCTACTTCGACCGCGACCGCACCCCGTCGTTCGTCTACTTCGGGACACGCCCCAAGCACCACGCGAAGTTCTACACGATCCACCTGAGCGACCCGGAGCTCGACGAGGCCGTGAAGCACACCATCGAGCAGCGATCGGGCCTCGCCTTCGACTTCGAAGACGGCCGGGTCCGCTGGCGCCGAGCGGAGACCTGATGCCGTACACCAGTCACGGCCACTGGTTCGGGCCGGACGCGCCGACCGCCGAGGACGTGCAGCCGCGCCTCGTGGCGCGGTGCGGCGGGCCCGGTCTGTGCCCGGAGTGTGCGCTGGAAGCCGGCACCCCGCGCCGCACGGTCCAGCGTCGTCGGTACGCCACCCGGGCCGAGCTGGCCGAGCGGATGGCCGCGCACATGCGCGCCGAGAACGACATGGACATCAGCTGGGAGCAGCTGGCGCTCGCCGCGCTCGAGGGCCTGGCCGAGATGCATGTCCCCGTCGACGCCCTCGTGAAGATCACCGTCGAAGAGGAGGCCTGAAGTGGCCATGCGTTACGCCAACGCCGACGAGCTGGCCGACATGCTCGCCGCCGTCCCGGACGTCACCTACGACCGGGCGACCGCCCGCGAAGTCGTCGACAGCCTCATCGCCATCGGCGTGCCGGTCGCCGTGCTCGTGATGATCGACGTTCCCGAGGAAGGCTGACGTGCCGCTCCCCGACGCTGGCACGCCGTGGCCGCCGAAGGACTTCGTCGAGGCCTTCGAGACCATGCGCGCGTGGGGCGCCTGGTACTCCGGCGACCCCGACCAGCTCTCCGAGGTCTACGCCCGGATCGGCTCCCGACTGGTCAACCACCCGCAGCTGCGCCCCTCGCAGCTGCGCGGCGGGGTGGTCGGCACGCTGGCCCGCTGGTTCTGGGGCCAACCGATCCCGCCCGGCGAGAAGCGGGGCAAGCTGCACGTCCCCGTCGCGGCCGACATGGCCGCCACGTCGGCGGATCTGCTGTTCTCCGAGCCGATCACCCTCACCTCCGAGGACACGGCGTCGGAGGGGCAGCTCAAGGAGCTGCTCTCCGACGACCTGCACGCGACGCTGCTGGAGGCCGCGGAGATCGCCGCGGCGAAGAGCGGCGCGTACCTGCGGATCGTGTGGGACGGCGAGGTCAACCCGGCCGGGCCGTGGCTGCAGGCCGTCCACCCCGACGCCGCCGTCCCCGAGTGGCGCTACGGGAAGCTCACCGCGGTCACCTTCGTGCGGCAGCTGCAGTGCGACGCGCAGGTGGTCGTGCGGCACCTCGAGCGGCACGAGCTGGGCGTGATCCTGCACGGCGTCTACGTCGGCACCGAAACCGACCTCGGGAAGCCGGCACCGCTGGACCAGTACCCCGAAACCAAGGGGCTCGCCAGCGAGGTCGCGACCAGGATCAACCAGCTCACCGCCGCCTACCTCCCCAACATCAAGCCGAACCGGGCATGGGGACACCTGCCCTCCTGCGCGCCGTTCGGCCGCTCGGACTTCGCCGGCACCGAAGGCCTGATGGACGCCGTCGACGAGACCTACACCTCGTGGATGCGCGACCTCCGCCTGGCGAAGGCCAGGATCATCGTGCCGGAGGCGTTCCTCCAGGACCGCGGCCCCGGCCGGGGCGCGACGTTCGACAGCGACCGCGAGGCGTACGAGGCGATCAACATGATCCCGGCGACGGACGGCAGCACGCAGTTGACGTTGCAGCAGTTCGACATTCGCTGGGAGGAGCACGAGAAGACCGCGCTCTCGCTGGTCGGCCGGATCGTCACCACCGCCGGGTACTCGCAGCAGACGTTCGGGCTCACCGGCGACGTCGCCGTCACCGCGACCGAGGTGGCCGCGAGGGAACGGAAGTCGCTGATCACCCGCGACAAGAAGATCAAGTACGTGCGGCCACGCCTCGCCGAGGCCTTGCTGGCGCTGCTCAAGGTCGGCCAGGTCCACTTCGGATGGAAGGTCGACCCGAGCAAGCAGCTCACCGTGAACTTTCCCGACGCCGTCCAGCAGGACCCCGCGTCGCTGGCGCAGACCCTCGCGCTGATCGAGACCGCCCAGGCCGCGTCGATCGAGACGAAAGTCCGGATGCTCCACCCCGAGTGGGAGAAGCCCGAGGTGGACGAAGAAGTCGCCCGGATCAAGAAGGACACCGCCCCTCCGCAGGTCGAGAACCCCGACACCTTCACCGGCGGCGAGCCGGGCGACGAGAAGCCGCCAGCCGACAAGCCCCCGGCGGAGAAGTAGCGTCCCGTGCCGGTCGACCGGACGCTCGGCGCGGACATCGCCGGGACGATCGCCGAGCTCTACCACGGCCTCGAGGTCCAGCTGGCCGACCAGATCTCCCGCCAGCTGCGCGCCGGCATCGCCGAACCCCCGGACGCCGAGGCCCAGCTGGCCGCGCTCGGCATCCTCTCCCGCGGCGCCAGGTCGCTGCTGAACAAGATCCAGGCCGACCTCACCGGCACCGTCGAGCAGGCCATCGTGCTGGCCTACCACCGCGGCGGCGAGGCCGCGATCGCCGAACTGGCCAAACGGTCCGAGATGTCCGACCGGATGCTCGCCGACGTGCGGAACCAGCTGCCGCAGCTGGGCGCAATCCAGTCGATGGTGTACGCGCTCACCAGCAAGCTGCTCGGCACGCACGTGCGGATCCTCCGCTGGGAGCAGGACGCCTACCGCGAGGTCATGGCGAAGACGATCCTCACCGGCACCCTCACCGGCCGGGAGACCCGCCTCCGCACCGCCCAGCGCGCCTGGGAAGAGCTGCTCAGCCGGGGAATCACCGGGTTCGTCGACAAGCGCAACCGCCGCTGGGAGCTCGCCTCGTACGTCGAGATGGCCGCCCGCACTGGCACGGCGCAGGCCGCGGTGCAGGGCAACCTCGACCGGCTCGCCTCCGCCGGCATCAACCTCGTGGTCGTCTCCGACGCCCCGCAGGAGTGCGCGCGCTGCCGGCCGTGGGAGGGGAAGGTCCTCGCCCGCACCGGCCCGGGTGAGCGCCGGGTGCAGGTGCAGCACGGCACCCAGGACCGCACCGTCGCCGTCCACGTAGCCGGGTCGGTCCTCGAAGCCGTCGAGGCCGGGCTGATGCACCCGAACTGCCGGCACAGCCTCTCCGCGTACCTGCCCGGCGTGACCCGGCTCCCGACCGACACCGCCGACCCAGACGGCGACGAGGCCCGGCAGAAGCTCCGTGCGCTCGAGCGGAAGGTCCGCCGGGCGAAGCTGCAGGCCGCCGGCGCCCTCGACCCCCAAGCCAAGAAGCGGTTCGAGGCCGACGTCCGCGCGGCACAGGCCGAGATCCGCGAGCACATCCGCACCGCACCCACCACGCTGTTCCGCCAGCCCCATCGTGAGCGGATCGGCACCGCCCGATGAGGAGTCCACAGTGGCCTTCAGCTTCGAAGACCTGACCCCGGAAGCGAAGAAGGCCGCATTCGCGCACATGGACGCGAAGCGCCTCGGCAGGGGCGGGCGGCACAAGAAGCTGTCCGCCAGGCAGAAGAGCGCCGTCGAGCACGGCGGCCGCGGGAAGGTGAGCGGCAAGCTCGGCAGCGGCTCCGTCAAGGGCAGGCTGTCCCCGGCCGACCACGACCGCGGCTCTGTCGGCGGGAAACTGCCCATCGCCAAGGCCAGGTCGGCCACCCGCAAGCCCGCGACGGCTCCCAAGGCGGCGGAGCCCGACACCCCCGAAGGCCGGTTCGACAAGGACTTCACCGACTTCATGCACAACCTCGCTGACACGCGGCTCAGCGAGTACGCCTCAATGACCGAGATCCGAAAGGAACTCGATGCCCGCGGGATGTCCCGAGCAGAGCAGGACGCCCACCTGAAGCGGATGAGCGGAGAACAAAAGCTCCACATCGTCCCGGAGGACAACCGCAAGGCGTTGACCCAGGAAGACCGGGACGCCGCCATCCACATCGGAGGCGAGCCCAACCACATCGTCAGCCTCGCCGACTTCCCCGACAGGCAACACGCGAAGTTCCAGGCGTCGGCGAAGCCGGAGGACCGGTACACCGGCCCCGAGGACGTCAGCCCCCCGAGCATCGCCGAGCTGGCCAAGGAGTTCGTCGAGCTGCACGGCCACCAGAACGTGGCGCCCCGGATCGCGTACCTCGAGAAGAAGAAGCGGCTCCTGCGTGGCGAGCGCGCCCAGCTGGCCGCGCTCAAGTCGCTCAACGATTCTGGCTCCAAGTCAGGCGGCTCTGGAGGAATCAGCGAAGCCGAGCGAACGAAACTGGAAGCCTTCGTCTCGAAGAGGCAGGCACAGGCGGCCACATCTCCGGACGATCGGTACACCGCAGGCGCGAAGAACGACGCCGCGAAGAACGACGCGATCACCCTCAAGCAGTACGGCGGCCCCGAAGGCGTAGCGAGCCGCATCGCTCGGCTGGAGAGGCGCAAGAACCTCGCCGCGGGCGAGCGCGCTCAGCTGGCAATGCTCCGGTCGCTGCTGAAGAACAAGTAGGGAGGCCCGACCGTGGCCGACACACCGAAGCTGGGCAGCGGTGCCCGGTTCAAGAAGCTCGTCGCCCAGGTGGCGGCGAAGGGCGCCAAGGCGGACGCGCCGCCCGCGCGCCGTCCGGGCGCCCGCAAGTTCGGGCGACTCGCCGCGAAAAAGCAGCAGTCCGAGTAGACCGTCCAGGAAGGACGTACGATCATGGCAGAACCGTCGCAGGGGCCAGGCGCCCCGGCTGACGCGGGGACCGGTGGCCAGGCGCCGCAGGGGACCCAGCCGCCCGCAACACCGCCCGCACAGCAGCAGGCCGGCCAGGCGCCGGACAGCCAGCAGCAGGGCACGCCGAGCATGACGCTCGAGCAAGCGCAGAAGGTCATCGACGATCTCCGCAAGGAGAACGCCAAGCACCGCACCAACCACCAGAGCAGCTCCCAGCAGGCCCAGGCGGCCATGGACCAGCTCAACGCGGTGCTGAAGGCCCTCGGCAAGAATCCCGATGGCTCGGACGTTCCGGCCGACCCCAAGGCCCTGGCGGCCGAGGTCACGCAGCAGCAGGCCATCGCGTGGGAGACCTCTGCCGAGAACGCGATCCTCCGGGTCGCGGGCCCGGCAGGTGCCAACGCGGACGCGCTCCTCGACTCGGCTTCCTTCATCGAGAGCGTCGTCAGCGAGGACTTCATCGGACTCGACCCGAAATCCGCTGATTTCCGGACGAAGCTGCAGGCCCACATCACCGTGTGGCTCGACAAGCACCCGCAGCACAAGGCCGCGGCCGCCGCTCCGCCGGCGACGCGGTCCGGCGGTGACCACCCGGGCGGCACCGGCACCCCGACCACCCGACCCAAGTCCCTCTCCGCAGCCGTGGCCAAGGTCTACGGCAGCAAGTAGCCAAGGAGCACCCGATGCCCATCACCCTCGCCCAGGCGCAGGTGAACACCCAGGCGGACGTCGATTACAGCGTGATCGACAACCTGCGCCGCTACAGCTGGCTGTTCGACCAGATCGTCTTCGACGACACCGTCACTCCGGGCACCGGCGGCGGATCGCTGACCTACGCCTACACCCGCCTCGTGACCGCGGCGCCGGCCGGTTTCCGCGCGATCAACAGCGAGTACGTGCCCGGCCAGGCCACCCGCGCCCGGGCGAGCGTGGACCTCAAGCAGCTCGGTGGCGCGTTCTCCGTCGACCGCGTGATCGCCAAGCTGGGCGCGCAGGCGACCAACGAGGTCACGTTCCAGATGCAGCAGCTGCTCACCTCGATTCGCACCCGCTTCCAGCAGGAGCTGATCCTGGGCGACACGGCGGTCGACGGGAACGGCTTCGACGGCCTGTCGAAGATCCTGACCGGCACCACCACCGAGAAGACCGCGACCGTGGCCGACTGGACCGCCGCCACCGTCATCACCCAGGCGCTGGCGATGGCTCGCCTCGACGAGGTCGACGAGTGGCTCTCGGGCATCGTGCCGTCGCACACCGGCGGCGGCGACCAGGGCGCGCCCGGCGCGCTCCCGCCGGGGGTGAAGGCGATCCTGGGCAACACCAAGAGCATCACCCGCTTCCGGGCGCTGGCCCGCTGGGCGGCGATGTACACCGAGGAGAAGGACTCCCTCGGCCGGAAGATCGAACGCTACGGCGACTGGGTCCTGGTCGACCTCGGAGACCGCGCCGACGGCGCCTCGCCGATCATCCCCGTCTCCTCGAGCTCGACCGACCTCTACGCGGTCACGTTCGGCCTGGACTCCGTCCACGGCGCCTCGCCGGCCAACAGTCAGCTCGTGGAGACCTGGATGCCGGACTTCTCGAACGCGGGCGCCGTCAAGACCGGCGAGATCGAGCTGGGCCCGTGCGCCCTCGTCGTCAAGAACACCAAGGCCGCCGGCGTGCTGCGCGGCATCGACGTGGTCTGACAGGAGCTGACGATCATGACGAAGTACCTCATCAGCACCCCGCAGGCCGGGTTCACCGGCGTCTCGGTCGGCGTGAACTTCACCGACGGCCACGCCGAGATCGACTCGGAGACCCAGGCGTCCGCCCTGCGGTACTTCCGCGCCCAGGGCTACGGCGTCGAGGAAGTCGACGAGGCGCCCGTGGTCGCCGACGAGGTGGACGACGAGCCGCCCGCCGAGCTGCCCGCGAAGTCCGCGGCCAAGCCCGAATGGGTCGCCGCCGCCATCGCGCGCGGCTACGACGCGGGCGACGCGGAGAAGGCCACCAAAGAGCAGCTGATCGAGCTGCTGACCAGTGAGGAGCAGCAGGCATGACCCAGCTCGGCGGCTACAACCGCAACGTGCGCGACGCCCTCGCGTTCCTGAACCTGTCCGAGCCGGCCAGCCCGGACACCTTCTGTCGACGCAACCTCCCGCGCGTGGGCCTGTACGACTCGGCCAGCGACACCGGCCAGGTCGCGCTCGCCACCGGCGTGATGACGTCGGTGCCGATCTTCCTCCAGGCCGGGGACGTCGTCACCAACCTGTCGTTCCGGTCCGGCGCGACGGCGGCCGGCACGCCGACGAACTACTGGTTCGCGATCTACAGCGACGCCGCCACCCCGGCGCTGCTGGCCCAGACCGCGGACCAGACGTCGACGGCGTGGGCGGCGAACACCACGAAGACCCTGGCCCTTTCGGCGCCGTACACGGTGCCGAAGACCGGGATCTACTGGGCCGCGATCATGGTCACCGCGACCACCCCGCCGACGCTGCTCGGCGCGTGCGCGGCCCCGGCGATCGTCACCGGCGAGCGGAACCTCTCGCAGTCCTCGGGCTCCGCCCTGACCGCGACGGCGCCGGCCACGATCGCGACCCCGACGGCGAAGACGTTCGTCCCGTACGTCGTCTGCACCTGATCCCGCGCGGGCCCGGCCGGGAGACCGGGCCCGCGCACCCCCTGGAGGAGGTGAACACCCGTGGCTCTCGTCTACGCCACCCGCGCCGAGCTCGTCGCCTACGCGCCGGCCGGGACCGTGCTGCCCGCCGACCCGGAAGCCACCAGGTTGCTCACCTCCGCCTCGAAGATCATCCGGCGGGCGACGAAGACGGCGATCTACGACGTCGACGTCGACGGCTACCCGACCAACTCGGTGATCCGGCAGGCGTTCCGAGACGCCACGTGCGCGCAGGCGCTGTGGTGGAACGCCAACCCGGGTGAAGAGACCGGGCAGGCCGGCCAGTACTCCAGCGTGTCAATCGGGTCGCTGAGCCTCACCCGCGCCGGACGCGGCGGCAACGGCTCCACCTCGGCGACCGGGCAGCAGCTGGCGTCACAGGCCGAAACCGAGCTGCGTGACGCTGGCGTGCTCGCGGGATCGATCGTGCACTCCTACGCGTGGGAGGGCTGGTTCTGATGATTCCGGCGTTCCTTCTGCAGCACACCGTCACCATCGAGGCGTTCCAGGGCAACGGCGCCAACGGACCCGTCTACGGCACGCCGCTCGTGGTGCCGTGCTTCCGCGACGACAAGCGGCGCCTGGTCCGCGCGCCCAACGGCAGCCAGGTCGTGTCCGAGTCCACCGTGTACTGCCAGCCCGGCACCGTCGCACCGCCGGAATCCCGGATCAACCTCGGCACCCGGATCGCGACCGTGATCACCACCGCCGACCGGGACGGCGGCACGCTGCCAGTCCCGTCGCATGTGGAGGTGAACTGCACGTGAGCATCAAGTGGGACCTCGACTGGGACGGCGACCGTGTCGGCTTCCTCGTCGAAGAGGCGGCGTTCGCCGGGCTGCAGCAGGGCGCCGAGCACCTGCTGCAGGTGTCGCGCACGCGCGTGCCCCTCGAGGAGGGCACGCTGGAGCGGTCCGGCGTGGCCAGTGCCGACCGGGCATCGCTGACCGCGGCGGTGTCTTACGACACCGTGTACGCCTGCCGGCAGCACGAAGAGCTCACCTGGCGGCACGCTCCTGGCCGCACGGCGAAGTACCTCGAGGGCCCGGCCAACGAAGAGGCCGGCACCATCGGCGAGATCATCGCCGCGGCGATCCGGCGGAGGACCGCGTGAGCTTCACCGGCGACCTCCTCGACGGCCTGGCGCAGGTGCTCGCCACCGGCGGTGCCGGCACGTACCGGGCCGACGGCAGCGCCTACCTCCCGGGCGAGACGGCCATCGTGTTCGAGGCGATGCCGCAGGCCCCTGACCGCGTCATCGTGCTGTCGGACTACCCGGTGGCCGACGACGCGTCCCTTTCGGACTCGGTGATCGGCGTGCAGGTCCGCTGCCGGGGCGGCGCCGACCCGCACGACGTCAAGAACATCGCCGGGACGGTGTTCGACCAGTTGCACGGCCGTACCGCCTACCAGGCCGGGACGGTCCGGGTCGTGCAGTCCCTGCACCAGTCCGGCGCCCCGCTCGGCCGGGACGACAGCAACCGGTGGGAACGCTCAGAGAACTACTACCTCACCGTCCACCGGCCTTCGACCTACCGCACCTAGGAGAGAACGATCATGGCTGTTCCCACGCGTACTCCGCTCGGCGCGTCGACCACACAGCTGATGTGGTACCTCGACGTCGACACCGCTGGCAGCGTCAGCGCGCCGGTGTGGATTCCGGTGCACGGCATGACGGAATTCAAGCCCGCGCTCGAACCGACACTGCAGGACGACTCCGACTACGACTCGGACGGCTTCCAGTCGTCGACCAAAACCGCCGAGAAGTGGTCGGTCGAAACGAAGCTCGCGCGGAAAGTCACCGAAGCCGACGGCACCGTCTACGACGCGGGGCAGGAGTTCCTGCGCTCCAAGGCCTTCGGCAAGCTGGGCCCTGCCAACCGTGTGCACATCCGCTACTACGAGATGACCGAGGACGGCCCCCGCGCCGAGGCTTACGAGGGCTTCGCGGCGGTCGGCTGGTCGCCGGACGGCGGCAAGATGGAGGACCTCGTCCTCGTCTCCGTCACCCTCACCGGGCAGGGCAAGCTCAACCAGATCACCCACCCCGACACCGGCGTCTCGCTGCCGATCGTCACGCTGGTCGACCCCGACGACGGTCTGGCCGCGGGCGGCACGCTCGTCGAGATCAGCGGCGCCAACTTCACCGGCGCCACCTCGGTCAAATTCGGCGCAACCAGCGCGACGTCGTTCGACGTGGTGTCGGGCGGCACGATCGAGGCGATCGCCCCGGCGCACGCCGCGGGGCAGGTCGACGTCACCGTCGTCACCCCGGCCGGCACCTCCGCCACTGGGCCCGCCACCAAGTTCACCTACGCGTAGGCGCGACGATGGCTCTCAAGGACCTCTCGTCGTTCCTCGACGACGACGCGATCGACGTGCCGATCGACGGCAAGACCTACCGGGTCAAGTCGCCGGATGCGAAAACCGGCCTGCTGCTGGCGTCGCTGGCGAACGTCGGCGTCAAGGCCGCGTCCGGCGCCGACGTCGGCCAGGCCGACGTCGAGAAGCTCGACCTCGACGACGCCAAGGAACGCGACTTCATGGAGATGGTCCTCGGCGACACCCTCGCCGAGCTCATCGCCGACAACGTGGCGTGGACGAAGATCCAGCGGCTCAGCCGCTACTGCTTCATCCACTTCGCCATCGGCGAGGAGGCCGCCGACGACGCGCTCAAGAGCGGCGCGCTGACGGGGGAAGCCCCGGCCCCGAACCGCGCGGCACGCCGCGCGGGGTCACGGGGCGCGGCGACTACGACGAAGCGTCGGACCTCCACCGCTGGTACGACGTCGACGAAACCGCCCGCGCGCAAGCCGAGGGCAAAAGCCTGACCTGGCGCCAGCTGCTGAGCGAGTGGCAGCTGGTGGAAGCCGACCTGCACGAGACCTACGGCCTCGACGTCGGCGACCACCAGCTGCTCGCCGCCCGCTCGTGGCGGTGGCTGCGCGCCCGGATCCTCGGCCTGCTCGCCAGCGACACCCGCATCACCCGCAAGTTCGCACCCGAAGAGGAGGTGGCCCGTGGCGCTCAACATCGGTGAACTGGTCGGCTACCTCAAGCTCGACCGGAAGCAGTGGAACGCGGGCCTCACGGCCGCGCGGGCGCAGCTGAAGCGGCTTGGCACGGGGAACGACGACCTGAACCAGATGCAGTCCCGGATCGCAAAGATCGGGAGCGGCTTCAAGCTCGCCGCGCTGCAGGCCGGCAACCTCCAGTGGGTCATCTTCGGGATCGCCGGGGCGATGCAGCTGGTTGTCGCCGCATCGGGGGTACTCGGTCTGGTCGTCGCTGCCGGGTTCGCGGCGGCCGGCGCGCTGATCGCCGTGAAGCTAGGCGCCGAGGGGGCGAAACGAGCGTTCGAGGGCCTGAAGCCCACACTCGACAACCTCAAGGCGAATGTGTCGAGCAGCTTCGAAAAGGCGCTCATCCCCGCGGTCAACAACCTCAAGGGGATCCTGCCGAAGCTGACCAACGGGTTCCAGCAGATCGCGACCGCGATCGGCGGCGTCGCCACCAAGGTCACGATCATGCTCAAGTCCTCGGCGGCCGCGGAGCAGCTGAACACGATCCTGTCCTTCACCGCGCGGATCGTGCAGAACCTCGGCAAGGCCGCCGCGCCGGTCACCGCGGCGTTCATCCGGATCGGCGCGGTCGCCATGCCGATCCTGTTCGACCTCACCCGCGGAATCGGAAGCGCCGCGGACCGGTTCAATGCCTGGGTTCAGCGGATGGCCGACACCGGCAACATCACACAGTGGATCCAGAAAGGCATCGACACCTTCAGGCAGCTCGGCGCCTACCTCGGCGGTGTCGTGCTGCTGGTCGTGCAGATCTTCGATGCGCTGCAGGAAGGCGCCGGCGCGACCCAGATGTCGATCAGCGGCATCGTGGGGGCCCTGATCGGGCTCGCCGCGGTCGTCACCGGCAACCCGGTGCTGGCGTTCATCGGATTCCTCGCCGGGACCGGCATCCCGATCCTGCAGAAGTTCATGGCCACCGCTGAAGGCCGGGAGGTGTTCCAGAAGCTCGGCGACGCGATGAACCGGATCGGCAACGTCGTGTCCGACGTACTCGTCGCCGCGGTCACCCAGCTGGCGCCGCTGATCCCCCCACTGGTGTCGGCCTTCGCCGACCTCGCCGAGCAGACGTTGCCTTCGCTGATCACCGCGATCACGTTCCTGGCCCCGGTGCTGCTCAATATCGCGACGTTCATCCAGCAGAACATCGGCTGGATCGGGCCGCTCGCGACCGCGCTGGGCGTGTGGACGGCGGCGCAGTGGGCGCTCAACATCGCCCTCGACGCCAACCCCATCGGGCTGATCATCCTCGCGATCGGGGCGCTGATCGCGATCGTCGCGACGATCATCACCTACTGGGAGCCGATCTCCGGGTTCTTCGTGGACCTGTGGAACACCATCTGGAAGTGGACGTCCGACCGGATCAGCGACATCCGCGACTTCATCGTCAACGTGTGGAACGGGATCGTCGACTGGTTCTCCGGCCTCGGCTCGAAGATCGGCGCGGCGTTCTCCTCGGCGATCGACTGGTTCGCGTCGCTGCCGGGCAAGATCGGCAGCTTCCTGGCCAGCCTGCCCGGCATCCTGTGGAACGCCTTCACCTCCGCGTTCCGGTTCGCGCTCAACGCCGTCGTGCAGGGCATCGAGTGGGTGATCGCCGAGGTGATCGCGCTGCCGTTCCAGATCCTGTACCTGCTCGGCCAGCTGGGGCAGCTGCTGTGGGGGCTGATGTTGTCGGCGTGGAGCTTCGCCGGCGACGCGGTCCGGGCGGGCGTGAACGCGCTCGTCGACTTCGTCGTCCAGCTCCCGGGCCGGGTCATCGACGGCCTGATCGTGCTCGGGTCGCTGCTCGTTGGGTGGGCGACGAACGCCTGGAACTGGGCGCTCACCACCACCATCAACCTGATCCTCAGCATCGTCGACTTCGTGCGGAGCCTGCCGCAGCGGATCATCTCCGGGATCTCCGCTCTCGGATCGATGCTGTCCAACGCCGCCGGCGCAGCGTTCCGCTGGTACATCAGCACCATGATCAGCACCGCCGAGGGGATCTGGAGCTTCGTCCGGTCGATCCCCGGCCGGATCATCGACGCCCTCGGCGACCTCGGCGGGATGCTGTGGAACGCGGGCAAGAACATCATCGACGGGTTCATCAGGGGCATCAAGGCCGCGGCAGGCGCCGTCTACGACGCGGTCGGCGGGATCCTCTCGAAGGTCCGTTCGCTGCTGCCGTTCTCGCCCGCGAAGGAGGGGCCGTTCTCGGGTAAGGGCTGGGTCCTCTACTCCGGCATGTCGATCTCGCAGGCACTCGCGGACGGCATCCGGAAGCGTGGCGGCGAGGCGGTCCGTGCGGCCACGCAGCTGGCCTCACAGGTACAGGATGCGGTCGCGGGGGCCGTCGCGACGACGGTCCGGATGCCGTTGAAGCTGACGGACATTGTGCACGCCGGCGACGTGTCCGAACAGGAATGGCAGCAGCTGCTCAGCTCCGGGTGGCGCGGGCGCGCGGGCGACAACATGGAAGCCCTGTACCGCCCCAGCGGCGACACCACACAGTCCCGGGCGCTGGTGCAGATCGAGAACTACCACCCGCCGGCCGACGCGACCCCGGCCGACGTCGCGCAGGATCTCGACTGGCTCTCGCGGACGGGGGGCTGATGGCCGGCGAGCTGATCACCCAGGACGGTCAGATCGAGTGGCGTGGCACGCTGCTCGGCGCGGGCACGCCGTACCGGTGGCGCGACCTCGTGGGCTGGCTCGACCTGCCCGAGGTCCGTGACGGGGACATCGACTTCGACAACGCACACGGCGCCCAGCCCGGGCAGCTGCTGCTCGGCCGGCGCACCGTCGAGTGGACGTTCGTGCTCAACGGCGCCGCGGCCGACTTCGCTGCCCAGACGAAGGTCCTGCGGGCGATCACGGCGCTCGACGAGAACCCCGTCGAGGAGCCGCTGGTCATCCAGACCGAGGGCCTGAAGGCGATGGTGAACGCGCGCGTCATCCGCCGTTCGATCCCGCGGCCGCCGAACAACGCCTCGGGCTTCAGCATCGGCGCGATCCAGTGGCGGGCCACCAACCCGCGGCTGCTGCACCTGCCGCAGATCATCGCCGGGCCGGTCAGCCCGCCGGTGGCCGGCAGCGGCGGCCTCATCTACCCGCTCGTCTATCCGCTGGTGTACGGGTCGGCGCAGTCCGGCGGCGAGCTGGTGCTGGAGAACGAAGGCAACGCCGCCGTGCAGCCGGTCTTCCGGATCACCGGCGCCAGCACCGGCCCGGTGATCACCGACGCCGACACCGGGCAGCAGCTGGCGTTCGACCCGAGCTACGTGCTCCCCGCGGGAAAGCAGCTGTACCTCACCCACGAGAACAGGTCGGTGCTCCTAGACGACGGCGTTTCTAGGAGCAACCAGCTCATCACCCGGCAGTGGTTCACGCTGCCGGTCGGGACCTCGCGGGTGCGGTTCACCTCCGCTGACGGCCAGGGGCTGCTCGAGGCCCTCTACTACTCCACTTCGATGTGAGGACGGATCATGGCTGAACGTCATTCCTCCGCCGTGCAGCAGGTCGCCGGCGTCGGACAGCAAACCGTCGAGGACGTCCGGCTCACCCAGAGTGCACTGTGGACGCCGTCCGGACAGATCACGTCGCGTTCGGGCATCGTCCCGACCGGCACGGCGGCCGCGCCCGGCAGCGTACTGGCGACCACGCCGACGCCGAACGGGCTGGTCCACGTCCAGCCTTTCCGGGCCGTGCTCCAGTCGAGCCGTAGCGGCGGCACATACACGCTGTGCCTGGACGCGATCAAGGACATCAACATCCTGTCCACCTCGGCGGACCCCTCGAACGCCCGCCGAGACCTGATCATCGCCCAGCAGAGCGACACCTACATCGGCGGCGACACCAACAGCGACATGGTCGTCAAGCAGGTCGTCGGCACCCCATCCGGCTCCCCGGTCGACCCGACCGTGACCGGCAGCGCCGACTACCTCGTCCTCGCGCGCGTGACCGTGCCCGCGGGCGCGACCACCATCACCACCGGCAACATCACCCAGCTGGCCACCCAGCTCACCGTCGCCACCGGCGGCATCCTGCCCGTCGCCGACGCCACCGAGCGCGGCGCGATCGCCAACCCCTACGACGGGATGACGATCTACCGCCGGGACCTCGACTGGGAGGAGACCTACGACGGCACCGCGTGGCGCGCCCCGATGTTCTGCCGCACCGCCGCGCTGGCGAACATCACCAACCCCGTCACGTCGCAGATCGCGCTCCTCACGACCGACCTGTACTACTACCGCTGGACCGGCTCAGCCTGGACTCCGACGCAGAACGCCGGCCGGATCGGCGGCGAATTCCTGGCCAACGCCAACCAGTCCATCGGGGCCGGTGCCGGCGCAGTGGCGCTGACCTTCGGCGGAGTCCGGATCCCCGCGAACGGCGTCACCCTCACCGGCAGCAACACCGTCAACATCCTCACCGACGGGACCTACAACATCTACGCCGCCGCCGGGGCCGCGTTCAACGCCTCCAACAACTTCGGCGTCGGCATCTACGGCACCGGCGGCGCCCCAGGCGCCGCCCAGTCCTGGTGGGCCGCGCCGCACTTCGCCGCCGGTGCCACCGAAGCAGCGTGCTCGGCGAAGCGGTTCTTCGCCGCCGGAACGTCGCTGCGTGCTTACCTCTACAACAACGGCGCCGCCTTGACCCTCAACCCGACCACCGGCCGCGTCGCCGAATTCGCCGTCTGGCGGGACAGCTGATGTCCGCCCCCGTCTACAGCTACGTGATCGCCGATCTCGCGACCAACCGGATCCTCGAGGAGATCGCGCTCACGAACGTGTCGTTCAACAAGCCGCTCGGGAACTGCGGCACGTTCAACGGCACGTGGAAGCTCGGCGAGGAGACCGCGCACCTGGACGCCTACGACCTGTCGATGCCGTGCCGTCGCGTGATCTACGCGTTCCGGGATGACCGGCCGATGTGGGGCGGGATCGTCTGGACCCGCAAGTACGACAGCGCCAAGCAGACCGTGACCCTCGGCGCGGCCGAGTTCTGGTCGTACTTCGACCACCGCAAGGTGCTGCCGCTGCTCCCCGGCAGTCCGGCCCTGACCACCGTCGCGGGCCTGGTGGTGACCTACACCAACCAGGACCAGAACAACATCGCCCGCGCGCTGGTCGCGCTCGCGCAGTCGCACACGGGCGGGAATATCCTCGTCACGCCGGCCGACACGAACCTGTCGAACATCAACCGGGACCGGACGTACAACGGCTGGGACCTCACCGACGTCGGGCACGCGCTGGAGAACCTGAGCAACGTCATCGACGGGCCCGACCTCGCCTTCGACGTTCTCCCCGGCTCGCCGGCGCCGCGCCGTGTGCTGCGGGTGGGCACGCCGTGGCTGGGCCAGCAGGGCAGCTCGTGGCGGTGGGAGATGGGCGGCAACGTCGCCTCCTACACCTGGCCCTCGGACGGCACACGCATGGCCACCCGCTCGTTCGCGACCGGCCAGGGCGTCGAGCTCGGCTTGCCGATCGCCGTCGCCGAGGACACCAGCAAGTACGCGACGGGATTTCCGCTGCTGGAGCTGGAGAAGCAGTACGGCTCCGCCGAAGACGAGGACACCCTCACCGGCCACGCCGAGGCCGACCAGCAGACCGCACGGATGCCGGTCGCGCTCCCCACCATCGTCGTCCGCGGCGACACCTCCCCCACCGCCGCCGAAGTCGACCGCGGTGACGACGGCTGGCTGATCCTCCCGCCGGACCCGTTCCACCGCACGGGCTTCGAAGGCCCGGTCCGGATCGTCGATCTCGGCTTCAAGCCGGGCTCCGACGCCGAACGCGTCGACCTCACGCTCGCGCCACTGCTGGACGGAGTGGCCTGATGGGACAAGTCAACCTTCCGACGAACCTCCTCGACCGGCTCAAGCGCGTCGAAGACCAGATCAGCCGCCTCTGGAAAGCCGTCGGGCTTTCCTCCGCCACGATCGCGGCCGGCGGGCTGACGCTGCTGAACAACGCTTTCCTGAAGATGCTCGGCCCGACCGACAACGAGATCGTCTACATCGGGCCGGACGGGCTCGGCAACCAGGTCATCCGGATTCGCGACGCCGCCGGAAACATCATCTTCGCGAGTAGGTCCTCCGGAGGCACTAGCCAACGCGTCGCGATCAACCCGAACCTATCCGGACCAGCACGTATCGAGTTCTACGACGAGACCTCCACGACCGACAGGGTCGCGCTGTCCCTCGACGGCCCCAACTTCGTGCAGCAGCGCGAAAGCATCGCCACCGGCGCGATCAACGGCGGGAAAGTCTCGTTCTACAACGGGACGACCTACTTCGGGCACCAGACGGCGGCGGCCGACAGCTACCTCAAGTTCGACAACAGCGGCCAGCTCGTCCTCCGCGGCAAATGGGTCCAGGACAACAGCGAGTCCAACGAGTCGGCGGTCTTCGTCGGCAACTTCGACGTGAACAGCTCGACCGCGCTCATCAGCTGGGGCCCCACGATGGCCACCCGGATGTCCCTCGTCACCGACGTCTTCTACAACGGCGCTTCGATCACGCAGAAGAACATCGACTCCCTCTCTGCCTCCGGGTTCGGGGTGCGCTGGAGCCCCAACGCCGGCGTCCGCCTCACCTACATCGCGTTCCGGATCAACCAGGCATGGTGACCATGAAATTCCTCGACGTGCGCCGCGAAACCAAGGGCGAACAGGACTACTGGCTGATCGCGATGGACATCGACGGCCCAGACGGGAAGCCGGTGCAGGCCGTGCACATCCTGCCGGTCGAGACGCTGGAGTGGCGGGCCGCCGAGTACGGCATCGACCCGGCCGACACCGCGACCCTGCTGGACATCGTGCTCGCCGAGCCGCACCTGTCCGAAGAGGACTGGGCCAGCGGGCACCAGCTGCACGACGCCCCGGACATCGACACCGCCCGCCGCGACCACCTCGCGCGCTGCGCCCGCGCGAAGCTCCGCCACCGGATCTCCACCCGCACCGCCGACCACCCCTGCCGCCGCGTTGCCGACGAGTCCCCGTTGCACCCCGAAGCCATCGAGTTGAAACGCCAGCTCGTCACCCAGGCCCGCACCGCGCAGGCCGAAGCACGAGCCGCAGTGCCACACGACCGGATCGCCGCGCTGCACGCGGCCGTCGCCAGGCACGGAAGGGGTGTCGGTGAGTGACCTCGCTCAACTGCTCGTCGCCATCGGAGGCATGGTCGCCGCGATCCTCGGCGGTGTCGCAGGCCTCGTCACCGCAATCCGCACGTCCGGCCGCGAGCGCCCGAAAGCCGCCAGCAAAGGCGCAGCCCGGTTCGCGAAAGAACTCGCCGCCGCGGCCGAAGACGGCGAGCTCACACCCGACGAGATCGCCGAAGCGATCCGCCAGCTCGGCACCGAGGAGGACGGCTCATGACGCGCGATGACGTGATCGACCGCGCCGCCCGCGAGTCGAAAGACCACCGCGGCCACGTCCTCATCTGGGTGTCGTTCGCTGTGTTCCTGCTCGGCGCGGCCGCCCTCGCCGCGGTTGTCTTCATCGGCCGCGCCCAGAACGGTGCGCTGGCCGACCAGGTCGACACGCTGACTCATCGCGCCGACACCGCCGAAAGCATCTCCGGCCAGCTCGCCGACCAGGTCCGCAAGCTCGGCGGCACGCCGGTGGTGCAGCCGCCCGCCCAGGGCGCCCCCGGCGCCACCGGAGCGACGGGCGCGCAAGGACTGCAGGGCGTTCCCGGCCGCGACGGGCCAGAGGGCAAGCCAGGTCCCGCCCCGGAGTGCCTGAACACGCCTCAGCGGTGCCAGGGCGCCGACGGGAAGCCCGGGGCGGACGGCGCGCCTGGAGCGGCGGGCACGGACGGCGCGCCCGGGAAGGACGGCGCTCCGGGCCGGGACGGCGCGCCCGGAGTGTCGGTGACCCGGCAGTACTTCGACCGCAACGCGGACGGCGAGTGCCGCAACTACAACGACTTCTCCGACGGCACCCAGGTCGACGAGGGCCCGGCCGGAGACGCGGCGTGTGCGCCCCCAGCCCCGCCGCCGACCACGACGCCGTCGGCGGTGCTGCCGACCGGCACCACACTCCGACGGAGGGACTGACCCATGCGCACGATGTACGACGCCGTCACGGCCCGGAACATCCCGACAACCGCGGTGATGGTCGCGGGCTACATCGACAAGATCAAGCTGGAACCGTGGTCGGCCGCGGACTGGGCCCGGTTCCCGAGCGCGGTCAAGGTCGAGATCGTCAAGAAGGCCGGCACCAACGGCGGGCATGTCCTCGACGTCGAGCCCGGCGACGCCACGCCAGCCGAGGCGCCCGGGTGGGTGCGGATGCGGCGCGCGGCCGGCGCGATCCCGACCGTCTACTGCAACACCTCGACCTGGCCCAGTGTGCGGGCAGCGTTCCGTGCGGCGAACACGGCCGAGCCGTACTACTGGCTGGCCCGCTACGACGGGAAGCCGAAGTGGGACGACGGCTGGGCGGCCGCCGGCGTCGTCGCCAAGCAGTACCAGAACAACCCCGGTTTCGACCTCAGCAGCGTGGCCGATCACTGGCCCGGAGTGGATGGAGAAGACGACATGCCCAGTGCCGAAGACGTCGCGAACGCCGTGTGGGCCGCAGTGATCAAGAACAAGTCGAATGGCAACCCCGACCCGGCCCGCGAAAACCTCGGCTGGACGCTGCGCGGCATCGACGTGGCCAACGCCAAGCTCGACGCGGTGGCCGCGAAGCTGGCCGACCTCGCGCTCAAGGTGGCTGCGCAGCAGAGCGTGCCGGTGGCCGACCTGGTCTCCGGTCTCCTCGCCGGGCTGCTCCCGGAGGTCAAGGCCGAACTCGCCGACGTCGAGCACCTCGACGAGACCGCCGTCGCCGATCGGCTCGCTGCGAACCTGACGGCGAGGCTGGCCCAGTGAACGCCGTGGCGTGGTACCAGCGGTTCCGGAAGGCCCTCGCCGGAGCCGTCGCGGTCGCCGCTGTTCCCGGGGTGCTCGGCCTGCTCAACGCCCTCCCGGGTGTCCACATCGATGCCGGGCTGTTCGCCACCCTGACCGCCATCGGAGCCGTGCTCGCCGGCGGCGGCACCGTCGCCGCCGTGCCGAACGTGCCCAGCCTCGACGACGCGCTCAAGGCCGCCGGGCAGCACGGCCTGGTCGTCAGCCCCATCACGGGGATCCCGCCGAACCCGGAGGGGTGACCCTCCTCCCCGACCTCGGCTAGCGAACTCCGAATTTGGGAGCAACTGGGAGTTCGCTGGGAGCAAAGCGCGAAGCAGCCCCTCGCACCTTCGGGTGCGAGGGGCCGCTTTTTGTCGTGTTTCTGTCAGGCCTGGCCGACGAACACGGCCTTGTCGCCGATGAAGTCCGGCTGCAGCTCGATCTGCAGCTCGCCCGGGTCCTTGCCGACAGCGAAGGACATGTTGAGCTTCATCGTCTTGCCGGGCAGGACCGTGCCGGACTCCAACGCGCTGTCCTTGCACTTGCCGTTCGAGTCGAACACGGCGTCGGCGTGCGCGCCGGCGAACTGGGCCTGCGCCGTGGACAGCAGGGCGACGTTGAAGGGCTTGTCCGAGCCGTTGACGACGGTGACCTGCAGGGTGACGGCGCGCTCGATGTTCTGCGGCTGCGCGTACTGTCCCGGCTTGCACGCGGCCGGCTTGCTCACCTCGATGGCGACGCCGTTCGGCCAGGTGTAGCGCTCCCCCCAGGTCGGGGGCTTCTTCGCGTCGGCGGCCGCAGCACTCGAGGGCGCTCCGCCGGATGCGGGGCTGACGCTGCCGGTGTTGACCGGTTGTGCAGTGCAGCCGGCCAACACCAGCACGGCGGCGGTGGCGGCGATGAACGTGCGGACGTGCATGGGGACCCCTCTGATCGATTCGTGCTGCTGCTGAGTCGCTGGCGCTCTGGCCGCTGTTACTCGTCCTCGGGCTCTTCGGTCGGCTGGTCGCCGGCGACCGCGTCTTCGCGCTCCTCGTCGGTCTCGTACCGCCACACCCGCGGTGGTCGTCTGGTCCTCATGCCGTACTCCTTCGCTAGATGGCACCGGGCCCCCAGGGAGGTGACCTGGGGGCCCGGGCCCGCGCCCACCCCTACGAAGAGGGGCGCGGTCTGGTCCGCCCGCCGCCCCGGAGGACTGGGCCTCGGGGACGGGACGGCGGGCGGAGTTGGAGTGCTGCCGGGCCCTCGAGGGGCTCGGGCCCGGCAGCGTGTCGCACCCGCCCGGTGGGGCGCGACACCCGGCCGGCGCGCACACGAGGGGGGAGGGCGGCGCGCACCGACCGGGCTGATCAGGGGGAGCGGCGGATCTGCGCGACGACGCCGGCCATCAGCCGGTCGCACGGAGTCTCACGCCGCAACTGCGGGCCGTTCGGCCACCAGCCCTGCGCCGGGATGACGCCAGGACGGACGAGCTCCCAACCATCGAAGAGCTGCTCGATCGCGGCCCGACGGCGGAAGAATCCGCCGCTGAGGGTCCCCGTCCGGTCGAACACCTGCAGCAGCTGTTCGATGAGCACGACCGACGAGTCGAGCTCCGGGTCGAGGAAATGACTCGCGACCAGGTGCGACCCGGGCGCCACCAGATCGCTCAGATCCCGCATCCACGCGCGGGCTGCGTCATCGCCGAGCCAGTGCAGGACACCCGGCGCAACCACGGCGACCGGCTCGTCCCATCTGATCTCGCCGCTTCGGTTGATGCGCTCGACCGCGTCTTCCAGGTCCATCAGGTCTGCGCGCAGCACCGTCGCCAACCGGTCCGCGAGGTAGCCGGCGCCCTTGGCGGCCAGCAGCATGTCGGGCTCGACGTACACCACGCGCTCCAGCTGGCGAAGGGCTACCGCTTCCCACGCGGCAGTGTGCGGCGGGTGTTCGGGCGTCAGCGGCGCCCCGCAGTAGATGACCTGGTCGATGCCGCGCACGCCGACGACGAACCGCCAGGCCCGCTCGATGAACTCAGCCTCGTTGATCGCGAGCCGCTCGACGTCCGGCGCGATCTCCCGAAGCTTGCCGAGCACCAGACGGTCCTGCTCGTACGCCTCGTTCCCGCCGAGCATCAAATTCCACAGGCGGGCGCGGTCCTGGCGGCAGTCGGCGTTGGCGGGCACGATCATCGGCCTGGCTTCCGGGCGTCGGCGAGGGCCTCCAGCGTCGCGGAGATGTTCTGCTCCAGGGCGCTCGACGTGCTGTCGTCGCTTCGCCCGGCGATGATCGCCGAGGGTCCGTCGGCGCCGATCGCGATCACGGCGACCAGCCAGCCGTCGCGGTCCTTCGTCAAGCCGGTCGACACGGGTACGGCCCGGCCCATCGTGTCCTGCGTCCAGACGGTGCGCTCTTCGCGCCACCCGCGAACCTGCATGTTGTTCATCGCCGCCCCCAGGCTGCGTCGACCACGTCCCGCATTCCGCTACTCTCCGTTGACTCATCAGCACGTCTTGACAACTACCGTGCCACACCCAGTACAACTGGTCAAGACAAGCTGACCAGTGCGAGAATGGGAGCATGGTGGATCGCAGAAGCGGAGTCCCTGCATTTCGGCAGGTCGCGGCCGACATACGCGAGAAGATCGCCGCTGGCCACTACGCCGCCGGCGAGCGGCTGCCAAGCGAACGCGAACTCGTCGAGTCCTACGGTGTGTCTCGCCCGACCGTCCGCGAAGCGGTCGACGTCCTACGGTCCGAAGGCCTTGTCACCTCCGAACACGGCCGCGGCGTCTTCGTCCGACCGCCGGCCAGCATCCAGCGCATCGCCCGATCTCGGCTCTCCCGCGACGCCCGGGAACGCAACCGCGGCGCCTTCCTCGCCGACGCCGCCGCCCGCGGCTTCACGCCGTCCACCTCCGTGAAGATCCGTTTCGAGCAGGCCGACGAACGCGCCGCCGCGCACCTCGCCATCGACGAGGGCGCCGAGATCACCGTGAGGGACAGGGTGATGCGTGCCGATGGGCTGGTGGTCCAACTTGCGGTGTCGCGCCTACCGCGCGACCTGACACGCGGCACCGCGATCGAACAGGTCGACACCGGCCCGGGCGGCGCCTACGCCCGCCTGGAGGAAGCTGGCCACCGACTCGGCTCGTTCGTCGAGCACGTCGGCGCGCGGATGCCGCGCCCGGACGAAGCGACGCTCCTGCAGCTGGCGGACGGCGTCCCGGTTATCACCGTCACGCGGGTCGCGTACAGCGAGGACGGCACACCGCTGGAGATGAACGACATGGTGCTCGCCGCGGACCGGTACGAGCTGTCCTACGAGTGGCCAGCCGACTGACCCGCGGCAGCACGACGCCCCCGGTGACCTTGCGGTGCCGGGGGCGTCGTCGCGTTCAGGCTGCGGCAGGCCGAGCAAGCAGTCGGCTGCGGTGTTCGATCGACCAGTCGACGTACTCGCGGTGCCACGCGACCCACTGCTCGATGTCGCCGGCGTCGAGCCAGGCGATGTACTCGTCGGCCCACTTGGCGTAAGCCTCGCTCGCGTAGCGCACCAGCGCGACGACGACCACGAGGGTGCCGACGAAGACGGGACCGCCCCACGGGAGGTCCGAGGCGTGGCCGAGGATGAGAGCGGCGATCGCGACGGCGACGAAGGCAGCGCGGCCAAGCAGATATCCAAAGCGACGTGCGATCAAGGCGGCTGTCATGGGACGCTCCTTCGGAGGGTTCGGATCCCGCAGCCGTTTAGATGCGTCTAGCGTGTCCTACGGCCTGCGGTACTGCACTAAAGTAGCATGTTTCCTCATGACGCCCAAGCAGCTCGTGCGCGCGTGGCTTGACCTGCGGATATCCGACGACAAGCAGGGTGAGGGCCGCGGCATCGCACGCCACCGCGAGGAGTGTCTCGCCGTGTGCGAGCGCCGCGGCTACACCGTCATCGGCGAGACCGTCGAGAACAGCGTCGGCGCCACCAAGGGCCGCCGTAAAGGCCTGATGGACCTTCTGGCCAAGATCGAGGCCCGTGCGTTCGATGTGCTGGTGGTCTGGGCCCAAGACCGCCTGCTCCGCCGCAACGACGACCTCGAGCTCTTGATCCAGGCGTGCAGCACGAACAACGTGACCGTCGTGACGGTCGGCGGCGACCTGGACCTCGCGACCGACGCCGGGCGGTTGGTCGCTCGGATCCTCGCGAGCGTGGCGGCCGGCGAGATTGAGCGGAAGCAGGCCCGGATGCGGTCGGCGTTCGAGCAGAGCTTGCGCGAGGGACGACCGTTCGGCGGGAGTCCTCGCAGGTTCGGCTACCAGCCAGGCAACGTCGAACTCGACGAAGACGAGGCGCCCATCCTGCGCACCATGTACAGCATGTGGAACAGCGGCGGAACATTGGGCGAGATCGCGCGCTGGGCGAACGGAGAAGGAAGCCGGACCCCGCGCGGCCGCGCCTGGACAACGGGGTCGCTGCGCGAGGTGCTGGTCAACCCGGCCAACGCTGGACTGCGAGGCACCAAGCGGTTGCTGACCGACCCAGATGGACGGCCGCTACTCAACGACGCCGGCGAGCAGCGGCGCGCGCAGTGGCATGACGTGATCGGTCCGGCTGTGTGGCCTGGCGTGGTCGACGAACCGACGTGGCGCGCTGCGGTAGCGCGACTCAAGGACCCGTCGCGGAAGTCTGGGCGCGGAAACGAAGGCCGGAAATGGCTGTCCGCCGGCTTGTTCCGGTGCGCGACCTGCAACGCGGTGCTGAAGACCCGGACCAACAACCAGCAGCGGTCGGTGGCGTGCCCGTCGCTGCGTCATGCGCGACGGAAGGCTGAGCCGGTCGAGGACTACGTCCGGGACATTGTGCTCGAGCGGCTGCGCCAGGACGACGCGATCGATCTTGTCCAGGTGCGGACGCCTGACGTCGACCTGGCGGCGTTGCAGGAGGAAGCCGAGGCGATCAGCGGGCGGCTGCGAGTGATGGCGCGCGATGAGGTTCTCGGTCGGCGGACGCGCGATGAGGTCCTGAGTGCGCGCGAGGCCGCGAGTGAGCGGCTTAACGAGATCGAGCAGGTCGTCGAAGAGGCCGGCCGTCATGACGTAGTGGCTCGGTTCGTGACCGGTGGGCGTGATCCGCGTGAGGTGTGGGACGCTCCGGAGACTACGTTGGCGATGCGCCAGGGACTGATTGACGCGCTGGCGGTGGTGACTGTGGGATCGGGGAAGATCGGGCGGCCGCACAAATACGCGGTGGATGTGCCACCCGTGAACGTCTTTGTTACTTGGCGTACTCCCCCGGTGACACCCGTTCGGCACTCTTAAA